CTCTTCGTCACAGGTAATATTTGACTGACGCGTCTAAACATTTTATACATTAGGCTTGCAGTTCCAGCCATCTTTACGCCGTCCCCGATGTTAGAAGATAGCTCAGCCTCAGGGCAAAGAGCAGCGATAGAATCCAATATGCAAATGCACTTAGGATAATCTTTTAGTGTTGTATAAAGTAGATTTAAAAAGTCTTCAGCGCTCAATATCTTGTTTTCGTTTGATCTTACTATTGAGATATTTTCTCGGTTCAGGTCAGGAAAACAGTCTAGCAGCTCTGTTCTTAATCGACCTTCAACATCGAAGAAAAAAGCTTTCTTTGTTGGGTCTGCTCTATGGCACTGTTGCACATAGTGCAGGGCTAATGTTGTTTTTCCAACCTTAGGCTTTCCGCTCATTAGAACACTTGAGCCTTCAGGAATACCTCCTGAAAGCGCTATGTCTAGAGACAGTGTTGTTTTAAATGTTCTTCCTTGCTCCTCTTTTAAGGAGGTTACTGGTATTAGGAAGTTTTCTAGGGTCAAATCTGTTTTGCTCATATAATTGAATTTCCTTTGCTTTGTCTAAAGAACGTTTGTTCCTTTGGAATTTTTATTTCCGTTCTTTCCTTGTTTTCAGATAACTTGTCCAATTCCTTTTGATACAAGTTGTAGATTACAGTTTTTTGTTTATCCAAAGGTAAAAACCTTAAGGTTATTATTCCTCTATCTTTTACATATTCTAGCACAGTAGAATGGCTAAATATCTTCAAAAGATTTTGCACGTAAGATATCTCCAAAGCGTAATCTTGAGATAACTGCTTCAGCTCAGGGTAATCTTTCGTTATTGATTTACGCCAAAAAGGAACGAGGGGCCTAGTGATTTCAGCCCCCGCCTTAGCTCTCCATTTTATTTTATTGTCTATTATTGTTTCTGTTATCAAAGCCTCAATTGGAATTTTTAGCTTTGGGACGAAGATGCTGTCATAATCTTTGGTATCATTATTTCTCGACATTTCTCGATATCTCTTTCTTCAGTTTCTATGAGGTTTAACTCGCTATCGTGCCAAGATATTGTAGTATAAGAGCGTCCATCTTCTTCGACTTTCACAAAACCTATTCCGTATTGCTCAGGTATTTGCGAGTGACCTAACACGTAGCCTGCTCTCTTTGAAAAAAAGAAATAGTGATACCCATTACCTATTTCCAATCTTTTGTCTGTTTTTAAATTTAAAAGCCCTATTCCTATAGGGAATATCTCTGAACTGACATACCCTTGAGCGTTTCTCCATTCAGAAACGCCACCGGGGGCAGGAGTTTTATCATATATAATAGTTCCATCGTTGAGTATCAGGTACCAACTTATATCTAATGATGGGTCAGGATTGTAGTTCATACGCCTTTGCCTCTAGCATCGTCTGCTCTTTGGGATTGACCTTTAGTCCTAACAATTAAGTCAATCTTTGCAGATTCGCCGGTCGAAGCTAGATAGGGTTTAGATTTTTTATCCTCAACAGGCTTCGGATCAAAATGATCATCAATGATAGCATTAATTTTTTCTATTAAAACTTCCGTATCCTTAGTTGTACAGTTATCACATAGACTAGTAAAGATTGCATCTTTAAGTTTTGTAATTTTATTTTTTTTCATGTTATCTCTTTGCAAACATATCTGCTTTTGTAAGCATGTAGCTACTTCTGTTTTTTAGATATTCACAATATGAATCGTAACAATCTTTATTTGTTTCTGTCATTACGAATTCAAATTCTGTTCTTGGTACGCTTCTTTGATCGATTTTATCGATGATGGGATTAAAAAGTCTTCTTTGTCTTTTCGATGATCTAACGAAGAATTTTATTGTTGAACCAAAAGAAACTGTCTTTGCAGCAGCTTCATTTTCATTCTGAGTATCTAGACCTCTTTCATTGACCATTCTTGAGATGGTGGTTTGTTGGTCAATGACATCTTGTGTGCTTTTAATAAATTTCATTTTATCTTTCTTACGATGATCTGTTGAACTAATGTATCTTGTTCTTTAGATACTTCGCTGTCTATTATAGCAGTTTTTTGAGTATGTGTCTCTATTGGACTGACAGATAATTCGCCAAGAATTTCATGGTTTCCAGTTGTACTTGTGTTTTGATCTTGCCATCTCGCTGAGATTAAATTTTTTTTGTTTGATGGTCTGATTATTATCTCAGCCATTTTTAATCCACTAGAATCGCAAACTAAAACAGCCGTGTTTGCTTTAAACCCTTCGGTCTCTATCGCTTTGTATACTATGCTCATATTTTTTTCTCGCCCGTCATTATGTAGTGTGTTCGTTGGGCTGGTGTCATTTTAGCTAGATCTTTCATGTGATTTTTCTTTTTTCTTATTTCTTTTCTCTTGGAGTCCCAGCTAAGAGTTTCCTTTGGAAGCAGGCCTTCCTTGACCATTCTTTCGGTATTTTTGTCTGCCAAATCTCCTATTGTTTTTGGTTGACTCGAATCTATGGCCGCATTTATTCCGGCATAATCTCTAATATAGTCACCGCCGCAGTCCTCAACAGGACATACTGAAGGCTTTTGATCTGACATTTTTAAAAATATTTCTTCTGAGTGACCACACTTTGAACAGTAAAATGGATATATCGGCATTATTTAATCCTGATGTATTTTTTATACTTAGGAATAGATTTAAAATCACTTTGCGTAGCTGACATATAGAAGTCTCCAGATCTAACTAATTTTCCAGCTTTTACCTGTTCCTCGCATAGGATTACAGAAAAAAGCTCGTCTGAAATTAAAGAGTCGTATTTTGATATATCAAATTCTTGGTCTATAGAAAAGTTTAGATCTAAGTCACTGTTTTTATGAGAAATAGTTGCAAGCAAACAAGCTCTTTTTTGCATTTCAGGCTCTTTTATTTCTGCGTTTAAAGCCATGTCCAACTCTAATCCGGCATAAAAGGCTGAGTAAAGTTTTATTAACTCTTGTTTGTGCTTTAACACATATTTTTCTGCACTAACGCTCATGAATTAATATACACTTATTTCTTTCCTGTAGAGCCGAAACCGCCTTCAGATCTTTCCGTACTGCCTATGTGATCAACTATGTTTAGATTTGCGGTTTCATATTTAGCGACAACGCCTTGTGCCACCCTGTCTCCTTCGTTTATCTTAAATGGTTCACTAGATAGATTACACAGTATTATGCCTATCTCGCCTCTGTAGTCTGAGTCAATTGTACCTGGCGCGTTTAGCACAAAGACTTTGTTTTTTAATGCTAATCCGCTTCTTGATCTTATCTGCAGCTCATAGCCACTTGGAATTTCTAGTGCTATTCCAGTTTTTATCAATACTACATCTTGCGGATTTATTGTATAATCATCGCAAGCATATAAGTCCATACCGGCAGAGCCTGTTGTTGCGTAAAGAGGCAGTTTTTTAATCTTGTTATTCTCTAAAAATTTTACTTTTATTTCCATTGTTATTTCCTTACGCGGACAGATCGACTATCTCACAAGAGTCCCCGCTACAAGCAAAAGTTTGAGTGCCTTTGGTGTTGTCTTCTACTTCATATTCTGAAAGCTTAGACCAATCTATATTCTTTGGAAAGTTCGCAAGCATTTCATCATACTGTTCCTTTGTGCAGTCTTGATATGGAGCCTGTTTATATGAATGGTCTGAGTGAGGCAAGAAGGAGATGCCTGATATCTCATCAAAATGTCGATAAACCCAAGCGCCAACATCCATCCATTCATTTTCTTTAACAGTGATAGTTACTGAAGGCTTATGTTCACACCAAGATCTTTGATAAGTAAGCCAAAGCTCTAGCTGCTGTATTGCTGTCATATCATTTCTAGTTACACATGAATCCGGTGATTTCGTAGGGAATGAAAAAACCATAGTGTGATCTGGTTTCATGACGCATGGTTCACATGGAAAACCTGCGTCTATCATAAGCTTGCACAGAGGATCCTTTTTATCAGCCCTGACTGTTCTAATGTAGTAGTTATTATGTCTCGCATGAATGCCTGACGCGGCATCTACCAACTGTGAAACTGTGCCAGAAGGCTTCACGCAAGTTATAGCTGCAGCTGGATTTATACCAAGCTTTTTAGCAAATGTCTTGTTGATGTCAACAGCTAGGTTTCTTAGCTTTGGCAGATTAGTCTCTGCCCATGCTATATCTCGCATGTTTTTGTTGTCAGTTATTCCCGTCAGCGAAAGACCTAGCAGAGCCTCTTCTTCACAATTCTTTTTCCAAGAGTTTGAAAGATAAGGAAAATACGTCAGTGATGCTTGGAAAGTACCAAGAATGGTTGCTAATCTAACTTTTCGTTCCAATGAAGTAATATCATCATTAGGTCTTACCACGACTTCTGTCAGATTGCAGAACTGCTTGTCTCTTAGAATAATTTCGCTGCATGGATTTGTTCCAAATTCATGATTTGAATCTCGTCGGTCTCCAAGTTTAGCGACAGTTTTTCTGCATGCGTCTCGGTTGAAAACGCCTCTTTCTCCACTCTTGCTCTTATACAAAGAGAGCCATTCTTCCATGAATGTTCCTATCTCTGGTTTTTCTTTGTATGCAACTGAGTTATTTGCTAATGCTCTTTGTGGATTTTCGTGCCACCAAGCACCGCTTTTGGCGTCCCGCATTCTTTCATCTGTGAGATTGCTGAGTGATATAAGGGCGGATCTTCTAACACCTCCGACCACGACAATTTCCGCAACCTTACAAACGATGTCATGACACTCGATGGAAGTGAGTTTTCTGCCAGCAGCCTTTTTAAAAGTTTCAGTTGTGAACCTGAAGAGATCATCAAGAGGCGCCGGTCCTGATGCGCGACCACCAAACGTCTTAAGTCTTGCTCCTGCAGGACGAATCTTACTGAGATCCCACTTTGGTACTTGCCCACCAATAAGTAAAGAGACAAGTTCTCTGAACGCTTTTGCCCAACCGGCTTTACTATCTTGTACAATGATCGTTGTATCAGAAGGGCTAAAGTATTCAGCGATAGTTGGAAGTTTTTCCACATATTGTCTTTCTACACTAAATCCAACGCCAGTCCCACACATCAGAATGTAAAGAATTTCATCGAAGGCTTTTACGTTATTTACAGCTACGTATGAGCAGTTGTAGCCTGCTGTATTGTCCCGCTTTAGAGCTTCACCAGCTGTCATTAAAGCCCGCATGCTTGGCATGATTTCAAGATTGATAACTGAGCTTTTTAGCTCTTGCTCTAGATCAACTGGAATCTTGTAGTTAAATTTTTCCGCTAGATGCTCTCTAAAAAATGTAAAGTACCTCTCAACTGTTTCCTCCCAAGTTTCTCTTCGCTTTAATTCTGGAAGCCATCTTGAGTATCGGCTTAAATGAATAAACTGCTGATAATGCGTTGGTAGTTTACTATCTTTGTTCATGGTTTACCATTATAGGCGTTAATTGCTTTGGTTTGAGACTTTCAAATACTCAGCCATTATCTTGTCAGCAAATAAATCTGCTCCGTGTTTTAAGTACATTAGATAGTTTTTTCTTCCTATTTTGGTACGCTCTTCAGATGAGGTCTTAATCATTCTAGATGTTTTTTCAAACATATCTTCCATGTTATCGGCAAGCCACTCGTCGGAATCAAAAAGCTCACACACTGCGTCTTTTTTATAAGAGATAACAGGCTTCTTGGCTGCCATAGCCTCAAGAACTGAAAAGCAAAACACTTCAGATGAAGTTGGATAGTGCCATATATCGCAGTTATTGATAGTATCTTCTACAATCTGATCGTTTACGTTTGCTTGTATTTTTAGGTTTTTAAGATCTAAAACACTTTTCATATCTAATATTTTTTTGTAATAATTAATGTCTTGTATTTCGCCAACTACATTTGTTTTTAAGTGCTTGTGTCTTGCACAAGCCAAAACCGTATGATCAATCATTTTTGATGGACAAAAGGCTGAAACTCTTGCCAATACAGGTTCCTTGCTTTGAGCCTTTTCTAGAAAATCGTAGTCATAACCAGGTCTTATTACGACACCGTTACTAACGGGTCCGGTATATCTTTCTCCATATTTAGATTGAAAGAATATCTTATCAAAGATAGTTGTATCGAATGATATTCTTTGCTCACAAAGAATCGTTGCAAATTTTTTACTGGTTTTAGGCAGTTTATTAAAATAAGTAGGATTTTGAGAACCAGGGATAAATACATGAATAATATTTGGATTAAAGCTGTTTATGTACTCTATCAATCCGTCATCATAGTCAAAGTTAGTTGAATTAAGAAGGGTTGTTTTTCCCAAAGACTCAAATCGTTCCCTGTATATACCATCAAAAAATCCGTAAAATTGCATCTCGTGATTCTTTGAGAAGTTTTGTGCTAAAGCATAGGCTGTTTTAGTAGATCCGCCGGCGTTAAAGAAATTGTTGACAAATGCTATTTTCATAGTGTATTTAGTATTATGGCAATAGATAGAACAAAATTTAATGGATTGTTAAACAACATAGCTTCTGTAAATTTTACAAAGGCAGACAATGTTGCTTATCCTGCTCGAAAAGCTTGCGCCGTTTGTCCTGCCTCAACTTCAGGATTTGGATTTAGTAGACCAGCTAATCTTGGTGTTGTTGCCACCGGAGCGCCGTGCCCAAATCCTGTTAGAAGATGGAACGCTTCAGCGTCAGTGCCAATGACCGCAACGGGCATGAGTCACTATGCTATCTGTTTCACAAATCCAGGTCCTACAGGATCAATTCCAACACCGACATTGACAATAACACTTGCGTCAGATTTTGCGCCTCTACCTCCGGCGGTTGCTGCCTTTGGTGTAAAAGTAGGCCCAATAGGTTCAATGTTCTAAAATGAAAAACAATTTAAACTCAAAGCTTCAAAAATTAATTAAAGCGTTAAATTACGATACCGCGCCAGATCCTCCTTGCGCTACTTTTTGCAAAGATTACGAGGAGTGTACAGCAGATCAAACTATTTGTCTTCATAGGCGCGGTCATCATATATTTAGTTGGTCAGATATAATCAGACAGCACAATAAGTGCAAATGCCCATCAGTATTATTCGATAAATAAATAGATAAAACGGCTAAAAATATGGATATGAAAAACAAGTTAAATCAATTGTTAAATAAAATAGCGAGTTTAGAAAAAACATCAGCAGCGGCCCCTTTACCTCCACAAGCAAGAGGTTGTGTTGTTTGTCCGCCGCTGCCTGCTGATGTGGTTATTGGTAGTGCTAAGAAAAAGACTCCATTATCTGCTACTAGCGTTGGTCAGACGCAATCGTGCGGTCCCGGTTTCTTAACGTCTTTTGGAGACGCCTCGATTCGACAGTCTTATCAGGTAAATGCGCCAACGACACCCTTACCAAATCAAAAACTATATGCGACTTGCGCGTATTACGTCTTAAGTGGTGTTAGAAAATCTACCGCATTATTACTGTGGTCGAATCAACAACCACAAAACGATATTGAGTGCTTAGATTCTGGAGAACAATTTCAACCATCATATTGTTGGAAGGAAGTTACTCCTGCTGCAGCTACAAATGCTCCTGGAAAAATTGCAAATCCTAAAGTTTAATTTAAAGTATTGTTGTCAATTTTGATTGGGCTAAACAGTAAGTAAGACCATAACCTAGATCAACTAGGTTATTGTCTTTTATAAGATCTGATGAGTTGCACCAGCCAATTATGGTAAATACAGGCGGCTCACTTAAAACCAAGACGTAAACGTCAGAATCTTCTAGTTTTTTGTCGCGAGTAGCTAAAAGCTTTCCTGTTTTATATCTTGTGGTTTTTACATCTACCCTCTTTCCTTTTACAACTAAGTCGTATCCGCCTTTTCTTGGGCTAACGCTCATGTCTGGATAAAGATTGAAGGCTTTACAAAACGCGAATTCTCCACAGATTCCATCTAAATCAGTTAGGTCGCAACTTTGAGGACCAATTTTTTTGTCTTGAACATTTTCTTTCCTGTTGTTTTGATATCTATTTTTTGCAAGCCATTCGCATATTTTTATCTCAGACTCAGAAAGCTTAATTTTCATAGTTTACTCAATATGTTTTCAGCGCAATGCTTTGTGGTTAAATTGTTTAAGCAGTAGTCAAAAACGCAATCAAGAGTGTCATTGTATTCATTTTTGTCAATGTTTTCTAAAGGTTTCATAGAGTCGCTATATATGCCATCAATTTTCCTAAAAAATTTACTTTGATATTTCTCTAATTGCTGTCTTGGAAATTTTACCATAGTTTGTGTTGGTAACTTATCAAGCTCAAAAAATAAAGGAAGACATCTATTGAATAGAATTTCATAGTGTCTCATACAGTCCCATCCGGCTTTTTTCCAAGTCCAAGCAAACATTGATTGTTGGTATTCTTTGTAATAATCGGCTTCTACTGTGAATTTGTAATTTTGGTTACTGTTAGGTATAATATCAGATATTATTTTTACCTTATCACATGGCTGCTTTGGTATTTTTTCCTTTGGAAATCCAAATGATATTGGATAGACTCCGTCAATGTATTTGTCTAACTCTCTCTTAAAATATAAGCCATAACGCAGCAAGTCC